TTCGGTTGTCCTGGTTGCCTTGAAGGACATGGGCAACGCGGGGTTGCTCATGCTTAGGGCCGTAAGCGTTCCAAGATTTTCAAACGTATGCACGTGAACGTTATTTATGAAAAACTTGTAATTCCCTACGCCTCGCCACTGATATTGAATATCGTAAATGTTCCCCTTTTGAACGTCAAAGCCGGTTACGCCCGTTGTCGTGATCTCTTGCTCCTTAGTTTCCACCCCAAGACTCCGTTGGACCGCATAGAGTTTGCCGTCTGCTTTGAGGCGAAAGAAAACTCCCGCTTCCGCCGTTTGTTTGCCCCATTCCCTAACACCGTTTGCCGTCTTGCTTGGACACCAAAGCGCAGTTGAGAACAAAACGCCCCGGTTGGGTTGGTATCGCGGGCAATGCCGAGATTCCAAAATCAATGCGTTCTTTGCCGCTGACGTTGTTAGGACTGCCGCGCCGTCTGTCGAAACAATGTTGGCAGAAGTCGCAACTTCGGCTCCGTTTTCATACAAAAACCACATCGAAGTTGGAATGTCGAAAGTAAACATTCCGTGAAACAAAGAGTAAGGAAGGCTTACTTTTTGGACGCCCCAAGCGTCAACGATTATATCCCCTACTCCTAATTTTCCCGAAATTGGAACGGGAGTTGCCCGCAGTTCCGTGTTAGTCAATGGTCCGTCAACCGTAAGCGATCCGCCATTGTCTGAAACCGGTTGAACTGCTGGGAAGTTTGAAACTGCAACTGTACCATCAACCGTGACGCTTCCGCCGGCATCGCTGATCGGCATTGGGTTGGCAACTGTCACGGGTGAACTTGCACCCGCTGCCCCAACGTCAATCTTGACCCGTTGCATTACCTCGCCCGCAACATCGTCAACCGCGATCAGTGTATCGGCGGGAGGCGTTGCGGGTTCCGCTGCTTGGAACCGGACGTTTGCCATAGGTTAGGAGATTTCCCCGCCAGCGATCAAGCCGTCTTTGTCTCGGTTGATCGTCAAGGTTGCTTCAAGCTGGGGAATGTTGTTGGTTACATTGACCACGGGAGCCGGTTGATCTGGGACTGAGACGTTGACCACTGGTGCCGGCCCTTGTGGAACGTTCACCGTTACTTGTGGGGCTTCCTGCCGTTCACCTGGGGGGACCGTGACATTGACCACCGGGGCAACTTGTTCCCGCTGTTCCGGGATGTGGTTCGTTACGTTGACCACGGGCTGAACCACAAAGGGGGCTTGCTGGGCGTTTCCTTTCGATTCTAGGGCACTAACGCGATCCTCCAGCACCTTCCTTGCACTTGGGGCTTTTGGTGCCTCCGTTTTGATTGGTTGGCCCTTGGCCGACTTGCTGGCCGACTTGCCAATGGTTGGAAAGTCGTCTTCGTCTTCTTCTTCGTCGTCGTCATCGGGTCCACCTTTGGGCTTTGCCGTGAGGTCCGCAAGGTTTCCAAAGGCTTCCGGCTGTATGTCCGCAGGTTGCAAGGACAACCCGATCTCTTCCGCGTAAGTCTCATCGTTGAGATTGTCTAGGAATACATCATCACGATCCCCGCCGGCTTCCTCAATGTATTGCTGCCGTGAGGCGATACGCAGCGCAACGGCATCTTTCGCCGCAGTCACTTCCTTCAACGGATCGATAAACGGCCAACGGCGGGCTTTGAAGATCGGGCGGTTGAACTTTGCAAACGTCCCGATTGGCAGATTGATAGACCCGGAAAGGATCGAAGACTCCAACCAGTCAGTAAAAACGGGTTCAAAGAAGATTTCAGCGTACCAAGCCTGCAACGCTTTCCACATCTCCCGCTCCTCAAACAACCCAACACGGGCCGAAGAAAAGTTCACGCTTTCCAAGTCGTTACCCAGCGTGGTGTAACTCATGCCAACCGAAGTCGCTACACCTCGCAACATAGCCTTTCGAAAATCCCCCGTTTCAATGTTCGGATATTCCGGGTTCCAAGCATCAAGCTGCCACCCGTCTGGTAATGCTTCAAAGCTTCCGGGGCTTACTTCCATTTGCGGAGCACCGCCGGCACTCATCCCACCCGTAAACTCTCCAACCTCTCCGTTGGCCCCAGGCGTCCGCTTAAAGAATCCAGCCTTGGACGCTCCCAACCGTGCCGCCACTGTTGCCGCTTCTTCAAATGCGCCAAGTTGACGCAAGCGGGTAATTGCCGACACCATCCAGGGAACTCCGATCGTCTGTTCCGCTCGCTCCGATTGAAAGACGTGGTAAATCTCATCCGCAGGAAAGCGGATCGTTTGGGTTCCACGGATCAACGTTCCGTAGTCGCCAGGGTTCGCAACCTTTAACCAGAAGGCAACCGGACGTTTTAGGGCGTTAGTCTCAACACCGAAGCGAATTTCCCCGCCTCCCTTCAAAACTTCGAACTTTTCAAGGTCAAGGTGGTCAACCTCCCAAAGCTGCAAAGCGAAGTTGAACTTGTTGCCCGCTGCCGTTCCTCGAATCTTACGGGCAATAAAGTTCCCATCCCTGGGCGTCCCTCGCACCACTAGCCGTTTCACGTCCTGCCAAGAGAAACGCCCGCAAACCGTGCAAGTCCCACGCTTACCCCATTCCGCCCAGGCTGTTTCAATTTGGGTGTTCGCTGTCCGGTCTGGTGTCCACTTGGGTGCCTTGCCTTTTACTGGAACATATTCTCCGGCATCCATCCGCAAATCGAAGCGGATCGCCCCCAGCGTGTTTCTCTCACAAGCAAACAAGAATCCACGCTGGTAATCGTTGTTGCGCTCCAAATCGCGGGAGCGGTCAATCAGTTTGCGAATTGACGATCGGATCTCCGTGTCTGCGCTAGTAGCGTTGGCAAACCAATCCGCATAAAGCCTCCCGCCTTTGGTCCCATCGTAGCCCCTAGTCTTTCCACCACGTAAGACTCGCCAAGCATTGCGTGCCCGCGCCAAAATGTTAGATTGCATGGTCAAAGACTATTCGCAACCGAATCGGGCTCCGATCGATGATTGCGGGGCAAGGTAATCTGGATCAACCTGGGACAAAGCAAAACGGACTTGCCGGCCCCATTCCGCCAAACTCAGATCCGCACGCGGACCAAATTGGAAGTTTTGCCCGTTGACAGTTGAACCACTCAGCCGGCTCCCTGTTGATTGCAATGCCGCTTTGTAACGTGCCCACTCACTAAGCATTTCCGCTTTAGTAAAGCCGGCATACAGTCCATAAATTACTTTTGTGGTGACACCTAGGCAAGCCATTTGAAAAAAGTTGGCTTGTCAAAGTGCCGTTACCAACTCGTTGCAAAGCTTTTCCTTGGATAACGATAGACGTTAGAGGGCATCTTTTGCGGTGTTGGCGGTGTCGGAGTTTCGGCAGTTTGTTCCGCGTCTGCCTTTGGAACCGCTTCAAGGCGATTGTCCGCAACCTTTTCCCAATTGATCGGGGACAGGCTGGAAAGTGCCGCCAACCCATAGACGGCAAGATCCAGGGCTTCGTTTCTTACCTGGGCGTTGTCCTTTTCAAATATCGAGTAGCCTTGCCCGAAGGAATAACGCACTCTCCGTTTCTCTGCCGTGAGTTGGCGGAAGTGGTCAAAGTCGTAACCGTGCCCCTTTGGGAAGTGCATTGCCCGTGGGCCTGGGATTGGAAGGGCGACGCGATCGTAGATTGCCGACTTGGCAACCGTTACCCCTACGTTCCAATGAGCAATCCTTGCACGGTTGTTCCGGCTCGGCTTGCTAGGTAGAAGGGGCGGCAAATTGATTCCTACGCGATTCAAGCCTCGGCAGGGGTAAACACCCCGACCGATACGCGGAGCACAGAAAGCAAGGACACGTTGGCTTTTAAAGCCCATGTCTATAAACGCCCGCTCAACCCTTAGCCTTACCCCGTCACCCCGGACAAACTCCGACATCAGCAAAGCATCCAGCCGGTTCCACACTTCGTCTTGCTCTGGGTCCCCATCAAATACTTTCTTCATTACGCCCCACCTTTCCTCATCTCTGCCCCACGCAATCACTTCGCACTCAATGCGATCCTTTTGCACGTCTGCCCCTGCGGTGATGATTAGGGTTTCTTCCGGCAAATTGTCTGGGGTGTATTCCTCGGCACGCGAAAGCATTTCCTCACCCTTGATCGTTTCGCC